AATAGAACCAAGCGTTGTAGTACCGAAGTCCATATCTTTGATTGCAAACACACGATATGCGCCTAGTTCACTTGTAATATTGAATCCTAACAAGCCAGACTGAATTACTTTTCCTGCAACTTGTGTATTTTGATTCTGACCAACAAGTATATCTTGACGACCAACAACAGTTAGTTTATCCCCTCCTAATCCTAATCCCCCCTGAGAACCAACACGAATACCTCTGCTTCCGTTAATATTCATGCCGTAGTCAGACATGATTTCACTTACATGATTGCCCTGTGTTTTTTCATGTCTTGTTCCTCTAACAGTAGAGAATTTGTTTCCGCTAATGTCTTCATAAAAGTCTCCCTTAACATTTAAAGTCATATCGCCTTCAACTGTTATATTAAGATCACCCTTGATAAACATCTGTTTGTCTTTTATGGTAATTTCGTAGTCATCACCAACAACTTTCTGTACTTTAGTTCCATCAGGTTGAATCTCTTCAAATGTACCCGTTCGATGGAAAGTGTGAATTCTTTCTGCGCCCGGTGTGTCGTCAACCTCAAACACATGACCGCTCTCTGTCTCTCTTACATGATTGTAAGGATACTTGGTTTTTGTTTCTCCAACACCTTGAGGATGTGGTTCGTCCCAAAAAGTTTCTTCTCTTCTTGCTTGTACTGGGTCTCCGTCGATTTCGGGCGCAAATGCGATAGGAACTTTTTCAACTCGCATCGCCCTTTTTACAGCAAGTGAAAAGTGTTTTTCAGCAACATCTTCTCTTGCGAGTCTAGTAATATCGGATTCAGGTACTGTGTTTCTTCCTGAATTATTATCGCTGAAAGGATATACACCATTAGGATCATTGAAACCAACTTCTTCGTTGGGTGGTTGCATAGATAGAGCAGATAGAGATCCCATGATAACAGGAATCTGACAGTCAGGTCCATCAGCAAAGAATCCAAATACATGAGAGCCTTCAACCAAACCCGTAGCAGATTGTCCTATACCAGACACACTAGCAGAGTTTACAGGATTCATTAATACTGCAAGAGGTAAATCTTCAGTGGGTAAGTCTGTTTTATCAGGCGTATGATAACCTAAAATCCTAACACGGACTCTTCCGATTTTTGCCGGGTCATTTCTATCTTCTACGACCCCCTGCCACCAAGTAAATTGAGGATACTTTGTCACGAATCTTCTCCCATACTATCACGAACAAGCTCAAGAACCATCGTATGGGTTCCTCTTTTAATAGTGTGTCTAGCACCTGCAATAAGATATATACCTGAAAGTTGTGGGTCAAACAAATCTTCGGGTTTGGGATTCCTTCCCTTTTCATTTACATTGGGAAAATTGCATTTAACAAGTTTCCCAACCTCAATGTCTGTTTTTCCAGGAACGGTTATTTCAAAAGATACAGCTTTCAATTCTGCCATAGCCGTGTTTCTAAATGATGTTGCGGTAACTTGCGCCACATTAAACGCATCGTTTTCACTAAACAAACCAGACGATCCTGCTTTAAAGTTTATGACAGACAGAGGATCTGATACAACACTTCCTCCAAAAGGAGCAGTATTTGTAATATGCTTAAAAGTTGAGAATGTCTCAGGTATCAAATTCTTTATCGTTTTCTTTCTTTCTTCGTGTTGTTTAGTATAGTCAAATCTAATATCGTACATGTCTTTATTAGCAAAATCATACGCAAATGTTGTATTACCGTAATAACCCGATCTTCTATTTTCAAGCTGGTCATAATAAGCAGGATAATCTACATTACTTATAGTAATTTGACTAGGAGAAAAGAAAGGAGAAGTGAAGCTATATCTGCCCCCTCTTCTATTGTCGGTAGCATCTTGAAATATAGTATCAAGACTTTGAACATAACTATACTCATCATACAACAAACCAGCTTCTTTTTGTGTTTGTATTACTGCTGTAATAGAGGTAAAATAAAAGTTCTTAGAAGATTCATAAAATAATACATTAGGCATTTTATAAGTTGTGCCGATAGAGTTCTTAGCCAAGAAATTTAAACATTTAAAAGGAGACCAGTAAGGAGAAATAAACTCAAAGTTATTTGTCGAGTGAGGTGTGTCAAACAAAATAAGTTCTGAGTCTCGGGTTCCGGCTTGACCCGAAGTCTGTAATACTCGCTTATCTTTTATATAATCCTCGAATATTTGAGATGCTATTGTTTCGGTTCCACCTGAAAACTTTCTAGAAATTCTTGTAATACTATCTGACAATCCTTCAATCGACATAAAATTGAGTTGATAAAACTGTTGTCGGTCATTTTCTAATTTACGGTCTGTTACTGAATATATCGAAAAAGTTTTGTGTATTACATTAGATTCTTGATCTTCTAAGTAAGGACTTCTTAACTTCACCGTAATATATTCGTCACCTGTAAACAAGTTTCCTAAAAGGTTTACGGCATCTACTAAAATGCAATATCCAAATAAACAAGGCGTGTGTATACTTTCAGAGATAGAAATCTCTAATTGAAAATTTGTGAGGTCTACTGCTTCACCCTGTGAAGTTGTTAAATATAATTCTTCAACAACAATGTCACCGGCAGTTTTTTGTAAATCTGTCATTATTATCTCTTAATCAATTGTTTAAATTCACTTACAAAATTATTCAAATACCTAGGATGAAGAACATTGATTTCCTGTCTAGCTTGGTTTTCAATTATTTCGTGTTCATAGTGGGTTACTTCAAATATATCACCGCTGGCTAGTAAGTCTGCATCATAATCTACACAAATTTCAGGTCTTTCCGTTGTAGCCCAATGATGTGTAGCATTTGCGTTGCCCGCTCCATATCTTTGTTCTACCATACGCAAAATTTGTTCGTCAGTGTAATACCATTCATTATAAGGGTCTATAATATTGTTTATCAGTAAAAGTATCCAATGATACTCTGGGTCACCATATAGTTTATATGCAACATCTTCAGGTCTTTCACCCGCTTGTAAACTATACTTATCAAGATAAAATTCATTTACAATAAATTTATCTCTCGGGGCAACCCTTCTAAAGATGTCGGTTACAACCTCTCTTGAATCATCAAACGGATAAAGTAATTTTGGAAATTGCTTAAAAAACATTTAATTAAAACCCTCCTTTCCCGTTTTCATCACCACCAATGTCATCTCTTGTTAGGACTTCCAACTCTTTAAATACTAGAGTCATTGTAATTTCAGACGGGGCGCCTTGTGTGCCTTGAATAGTAGTAAATGTTCCGCCATTACCAAATGTGAGTCGCAGGTCTGCAAGCGCACAGGACTTTATTTTATGTAACCATTGATTTACGCTATTTCTATATCTAAATTCAACATCAAACTCTGAAGGATATAACAAAAATAATCCTGAAGGATCTTTTTCTGGATGCATATTCTTTTTGAATTCATTGATAATTTTATAAGTAGTCTGTAATTCTGTCAGATTTCTTGGGGCAAATTTATATTCAAAAGTAAAGTTTCTAAAATTCATCGATTTAAATAACTGTTCTTTATTTGGATTTTCTACTTTGCCGCTGGCTGCTTGAATTGCACCTCTAAAGTCTACATTAACTCCTAATGCTTTTGGTAAATCAGCCAATCCTGCTAAGGTTCTTACGCCAAACTCTCCAGTACCCATCAAAATGTCTATAATATCACCTTCGCCCCCTGGGTTTTGTGCAAGCAACCTTGTTAGCGCACCTATATCTGTTTCCTGCCACTGTGCTCCATAATTCACTTGCGGAGACTGAGGAACATATAATGTAATAAAAGAATTAGTTTTTACAAGCCTGTTTCCGTCAAATGCATCTCCCACAGCTTTACCGCCAAGAAAACCAGTCAAACCCCCAAGTAAAGTCCCCCCGGTTTGAATAGCTGTATTTGCCCATTGATTGTTGCCGTCTCTAGTTAGTCTTCCTGCTAACAAATTACCTGCCGTAGCGCCACCCAATGCGGAAGACACCCCGATCAAATTGCTAAGCTCCTCATCGTTTAAACGATTTTTATTACTTTCATCAAATTGAACATTACTATTTTCTGAAACATACCTTTGACCGGCTTTTGATTTTTCTCTAACTTTTATTCTGAAGGTAACTGAGTGCGGTTGTTCATATTGTTCTACATTGAGAGGGTATCTATATATTTTTGCTCCACCTCTTTTATAATCGTCATTTTCACTTATTTCTTGTGCTGTTTGATTGTCTCTGCTAGGATTTCTTTCAAGTACAGCAGAATCTGCCGAGGACTGTAAATCTTCCTCCTGTACTGTATTCGTGGTGTCAGTAGGAGGTACAAGGGTAGACCTTTGTCGCTCTCGTTGCGCTCTTCGCCTTGACCCCGCGGATACGAAATTGTCATCTGCCATTAGAATAAATACCTTATTAGAATATATTTGATTAGACTATTTATATGCCTTATAACAAAGAATTGCATCAAGGAAGATTTAAACCTAAAAATCTTCACAAATACAAAGGGAACCCCACAAACATTATTTATCGCTCTGGATATGAGTTAAAATTCATGAATTGGTGCGATATGAATGAAGATGTTGTAGAGTGGGGTTCTGAAGAAATTATCATACCCTATCGTTCTCCTATAGACAACAGAGTGCATAGATATTTCCCAGACTTTTACATAAAAGTAAAAGACAAGAAGTATTTGATTGAGATAAAACCCGAGAGATTTACTCAGGAACCCAAGATACCTAAAAGAAAAACAAAGCGATTTATCAGTGAAGTGAAGCAATGGGGAGTGAATCTAGCAAAGTGGCAAAG